GAATAAACTCTATGTTTTTTCGCTTTTCTTTTTACCGGCTAAGGATTAGCAAGGCTCTAGCCGATAATTAAATTATAGCAGAAACTTCTAAATAATCAAGAAGAAAACGCTAAAAATAGAGGTTTTTTTGAAAGAAATAGCAGAAATTTTGAAGCAAATTCGACTAAATGAAGGACTTTCTCAAGCAGAATTTGCTAAAAAAATCGGAGTGTCACAACGAACTTGGTCAGCCTATGAGAAGGGAGAAACACGACCGAAAATGGCAATCATCTTGGCATTGGCAAGCATGGGTTATAAGATTGATGGAGTAACAGATGGAGCGGCAAGTTATGCAATCGAGAGGATTTCAGATAATACAGGATTGCCAAAAGAAGAAGTGAAACAACAAACGGTCGCTCATTTACAAGAACTTAAAAAAAATTATCAACTCGACACTTCCATAGAAGAAGTTCCAAGCCCAGAATTTAAAACATCAACTTCTCAATCAGACCATAAAAATTTTGACCTTTTCCGATTCACAAAGGGAATGTCTGTTCCTGTCGAAGCAACTGAAACTGATACAGACGCTCTTGTCATGCTTCCAATGTACAGTCAGACAGCATCTGCGGGGCCGGGGCAAACGGAAACACAACTTGCAGAACTTGAAAAGTACATACCTGTTGTTCTTGAAATGCTCGGCGGAGCGAATCCCAAAAATTGCGGAATGGTTCGGGTAGTTGGAGACAGCATGACCGACATGAGTCTGTTCAATGGAGACTGGGCAATCTTCGACAGGACGCAAGTTGAGGGCGACGGTGTCTACGTAATCAGTATAGGAACAGATGTAAGGGTAAAAAGGCTTGAGTATCGCCCTATTGAAAAAAAAATTATAATCAGCTCGGAAAATTCAAAGCGTTATCCGAATCCTGAGATAATAAGTTACGAGCAGGCTGAAAACCTGCTTAGTATACATGGAAAACTAATCTGCTGGATGCACAGGCATCCATACTAGGAGATAGAAAATGGGAGCATTGATAGGTTGTTGTATTTTTGGATTTTTCTTAATTCTGTTGGGCGTATTCTTTATGAAATCTCAAAAAAAAGTTGTCGCAATACTTGAGTTCATAGTGGGCGGTCTATTTTTGGTTGCAGGGGTTGTTGCTATCGTTATTTCAGTTCCGAGTCAAAAGCAGAGAAAATGTGAGAATTACCTTTATTCGCAATTCAAAACTGATTACAAAAAGGCTGCTAAAATCTGCAATATTCCGTATACATTGGAAGACGATGTGCGTAAAGGTGCGTATGACGATATTATATTTTTGACAAACACAACTGTTCTTTATGTAAACAACATACGGAAGAATAAAAATGAATTGATAGACGGTTTTAATGTTTATGTTTCAGGCAAAAAGACAAACGGACTTTATGATGACAGAAGTTATGCACTCGCACTCGTCTGTGCTGTAGAAGGCTTTTCAGATATGCAAAAATCATCAGAATTTATTAACGCAGTCCTTGCCTTACCAATAGGCAAATATATAGAAGGCGAATCTGGTTTTAAATATTCGCATGGCTTGCAGGACGAGGATTCTATAGGTTTTAATATCAGTAAAATTTTTACAAGTTGGGAAGAAATTGTTGATAAAATAAATACAAAAGGTTCGGAGAACTAAACTAAAAACAAAAGGCGGCAATAAAAAGCCGCCATTTCTGTTATTCCGGCAATTCCGGAAACACAACATCTCTCGGAAATCCGCTCTGCTTAGGAACATCCCTCAAAGCCTGCACATACGTAAGCAGCTTTCCGTAGTATTCTGACGTGTCGGCTGTAACCACGCCGAGTGCAATCTGTTGCTGATACCGCTGAATCCGCCACTCCACTTTATCAATCAGCGCATCCCGCTTTTGCCGCGCTTCTTTGGCAAGGTCAACATCGGACGGGGGCGGCGGGTCTTCGAGAGTCGGCTTTGCCCCTTTGTGGAACGTGATGACTTTTCCCGTTCCCTGTCCATCCATCAACTCCATGTGTTCTTTATTGGTAAGAATCACAAAATCAAGCAGCCTCACATTCCCTTTTTCATCAAGTACCGCGTCAGGAAGGTAGAAGCCGTAGTTCTCGCCGTCCATCGTTCCTGCGAAAATACAGTTGCCGTAGTGGGTTGCGGGATTTTTCGCCTCTTCATATCCCTCATAGATTTCTTTCGTTTCGTTCTCACCTGCCATATAGTTTTCTCCTGCAATAAAAGATAATCAAAGTTTATCCTAGTCGAGTTTTTCGTGTCTTTTAACCGCTGTTAATATACGACAGCACTTTTTCTTTTTTATAATTACATCATACGCTTTCATCAGTCAGCGGACATTGCGGCAACCTGTGAACTGCAGTATCCGTCCTCTGATTTCGGAAGCTTAAAGTTTCATTTAAAAAGAAATTTAACCGTACAAACGGAAGGAGGTGATTCTATGAAGAAATGGACTAAATGCTTGCTCAGCTTCTGGATGTGGATTGCAGTGATTCTTGTGTCGTTTATGATGCTTGTGGTGTCATTCGTCGCAGGTGCAATTCCACAAATAGCTGTTACAATTTTTGCCGCAGTGATTTTCGGGCTTTCCATCGCAGTTTCGATTATCAATCCCGGCATATTCGCCAAGCAGATTAGCTCTGCGACAGGCGTTTAGATACCTACAGTCGCGATGAATGGAAATAAAGGAGCGGATATAGCAATTTGAGTGAACGGTCGTGAAAAGGCATTCATGTACAGCTAAAATAAATTAACGCACGATGATGTGCAGCGGGCTGTCAACAGTATGACCTATCAAGACTTGCAGATTGCTACCGCTCCTTTTTATTTACTGTCCCTAAGGAACGATGAGGATTCTTGAAAGCGAGGTAAAAAAATGAAAGTCTACATAGCCGGAAAAATAACAGGGCTTGAGAAAGCCGTTATATTTGAAAAGTTCTACGAGAGCGGAAAGCAGCTCAAAAAGGATGGGCACCTTGTGATGTCGCCCACTGTACTTGTCCTGAATGAGGGCTTTGAACATGAGGACTATATGCACATCTGTTACGCGATGATTGATGTGTGCGATGCGGTCTATATGCAGAAAGACTGGCAACAGTCAAAAGGAGCGAGAATGGAACTGCAATACGCAAAGGGCTGGAAAAAGCAGATTCTTTACGAAGAAGAAAGTACGCGAGAAAACTGAAAGCATTTTAACCACCGTTAAATCAATCCAAAAGCCTCTCTCTGCTAATCTATATGGAGAGGTGCAATATGCTGAAAATACAAATATGGCGTAAACGCCAAAGTTACGATTTCAAGGCTGATCCGGAAAAGCCCGACGGCTTCGACAATAACTGGAAGAACAACAGCCTTGATTTGCTGGTTCTTCTTGATAATTCGGAAATCCTTTTCCAATGCCACGCACAGACGGTTGCAAACTACTGTTTCGGAGACATGCCTCCGGGCGATAATCTTCCGCACGGCGACACCGTGTCAGCCGGCGTTTTCACGCTGAAATGTTTCGTAGAACCACGCAATTTTCACGGCGAAATCCACGCAATCATAAAGACAACAGATTTGGACGGACAGGCGATAGACCGTAACGCTATGCAGACAACGGCTGGCGGATTCCAGAACGGTCGCTGGCTCGTGCATGACCGCTACAGCCCTAAGCTTGGCAAAGACACGAATTATGCTTGGTCTGCAGGCTGCTTCATCTTGTCGTCGCAAGACCTCGCCCGACTCAACTCTATTCTTAAAAACGAGGACGTAAAAGCCGGCGATGAAATCAGCGGCGAAGTAATCGAGGAGGCATAAAATGAGCATTGATTTAAACAAACTGTTACCTGCGGCAGTCATCGTCGCAATTATTCTAACGGTGATTTTTACGGAAATCATCAAAAAGGCGGACAAGAAAGACAAGCTCAAGGGCTACAGGATTTATGTTCCGGCAATTTTGAGCGGGATTGAATCTGCCGTGCTTGCATTCGGAGAGTTCTTCACTTGGAAACAGGCTCCGTTTTATTGTGCTGTGATTTTTGCCGTGAGCGTTTTCGGTTACGAGGCAATTTACCGCAAAATCAAGACTTGGATTGGGATAGATGAAGCTACTTCAAACACTTAAAACAGCCCTTGCAGTCGTCGGCTTGTTTGCTCTCGGAATCCTGACAGGATCGTTCCTGTTCAGGAAAAGAGGCACGACACAAACCGAAGCGGCGCAGAAGGCAAAAGAGGACAAAAAAAATGAAATTGAAAGCACTCCTGCTTCCGATCTTGTTTCTGACGCTTGCAACGCAGACGAGCTTCGCGCAGTCAAAGACGGAATCAAATCGGACTTTCGGGAACGAATACGGCATAGACTTAACGAAGAGTTACACAGGCTCTGAAGTGATGGCATTGATTCAGCTGGTGGAACAGGAAGCGGACTCAGCAATTGAACATGCATTTAACGAGGGGTACAAACAAGGCTTACTTGCATCCGCTCCAGAGGCAGAATATTGGAAGACGCGCAGTATCCAGCTTGAAGCGAAGCTTTCAATGGCAAACCGACAGAAATGGCTTTTCGCTTTTGGCGGATTTAGCTGCGGACTAATTACCGGCTGCGGTTTCGTCTTTACTATACAGCTTCAGAACTGACATTCAGTAACCTTTTAACGTCTGTTAAACCACAGGAGTTCTTTTATTTTGATAACATTAAACAACGGAGTCAACATGGAAATAGCAAAATTTGTTCTGAGCTGTGTTGGAAGTTTTATCGCCGTAAGTGGCTTTTTTATGGGAATTTGGAAATCCTACAGCAAGAAGACTGACGACAAGATAAAAAATGTTGAAGAGAGTACAGACTGCAAAATAAAAACAAGCTCAGAAAAACTTGAAAGAAGAATTTCCTCCCTGGAAAAAGTTGTTGAAGGCTTGCAAAAAGATGTAAACGCAAATCTTGGTCAGCGGCTATCAAACATCGAAGGGGAAATGAAGGGCATGAACAACATATTGAAGCAGATACAAGGCTGGTTCATCAATAACACGCCGAGAATTGAAAGACATATTCATCGGAAACCAGCGCATTATTATCCTGCAGGGAATCGAAAAAAGCATAACTCTCTCGAACGAGATGGCACAGAGACTTCTGCGTGTCTACGGACATACCCTTCCTCTCGAAAAGGTCAATTCAATCTGTTACTGGCTTGAACAGCGCGGACTTGTAACGATTGAAAAACTCGACGAGTCAATCTTTGTAATGAAACTTACAAGACACGGCTCGGAAGTCGCAAAGGGCTTTGTCAGGGAAGAAGGCGTGGACTTGCCTGTGGAGGACTAGACATGGGACAAAAATCCAGCATCGACAGGCTTCCTTCTGACCTTAGGCTAAAACTCATAGAGCTTTTGCAGAACCCTTCCGTAACTCAGAAAGAAATCGTTGAGCTGATAAATACCGAAGCTGGCGAGAATGTGGTGAGCAAAAGCGGCGTGAACCGCTACAAACTTCGCATGGATAAATTCGCCGCCAAGACAAGGGAAGCCCGCGAGGTCGCTGACGTCTACATCGAAAAATACGGAACGGAAAACAGGAACAAGCTCGGCAAAGTCGCAAACGAATATATTCGACTCATGGTGTTCGACCTCATAACCGAGCTTGAGGACTTAAAAGATAATGGTGGAAAGGTAAAGCCGGAAAATCTCTCAGAAATCATCTACAAAGTTTCAAGAGCAATCAAGGAACTGGAACAGGCTGATAAACTCAATGCACAGCGTGAAACAGAAATCAAAGCCGCAGCGATGAAGGAAGCCGCCGAGAAGGTTGAGACCGTCTGCAAACAGAAAGGTGTTTCAAAGGAATCTATGGACATGATTTTGCGTGAGGTTTTCAACATACAATGACAATCGAAGAAGCCCGACAAAATAATATCTTTCTAGCATATCAGACCACATGGCTCAAGGATAATTCACCGCTCAAGATTTGGGAAAAATCACGCCGTATCGGTGCTTCTTGGGCTGAGGCTTTTGTTTGTACAAGGCTTGCAGCCCTTGCAAAGTCAGCGGGCGGAATGGACTGTTTTTATATGGCTTACGAAAAAGAAATGACACAGCAGTTTATTTCCGATGTCGCATTCTGGGCTAAGGTTCTGCAAGTTGCTTGCAACGACATAGAAGAGATTGTAATCAAAGACGAGGATAAAGATATCTTGATGTATAAAATCCGCTTTGATTCTGGCTTCGAGGTTTGGGCTTTGCCGTCAAAGGCTAAGCTTCTGCGTTCCAAGCAGGGGCATTTTGTTTTTGATGAGGCAGCTTTTGCAGACGATTTTCACGAGATTCTAAAAGCTGCTCACGCTTTCAGAATTTGGGGCGGCTCTGTCGCAATCCTTTCGACGCACAACGGCGACGACAATCCGTTTAATCTTTTAATCCAAGACATTCACGCCAAAAAGAAAGACTACACTCTTCACAGGACTACAATAGCGGACGCACTTGATGACGGTCTTTATAAAAGAATCTGCGAGGTTAAGGGAGATATTTGGAGCCGGGAAAAGCAGGATAAGTGGCTTTCTCAACTTGAAAAAGACTACGGAGATGCGGCGGATGAAGAGTTATATTGCGTTCCGTCAAAGGCTGGCGAGAGGTATTTTTCTTCAAGTCTTATATCTTCTGTAGCAGTAAAAGAAAAGCCTGTGTTCCGTTTTTCGGCGGACGATTCATTCACCTTTGAAAAGGCTGAAAAAAGGGAAAAGCAGATTTTAAAGTGGTTCAAGGAAGTCAGACCGACTTTGTTCTCAACAGACCTTCCTGTCTGTTTTGGTGAAGATTTCGCCCGAAGCGGAGACTTGACCGTTCTTCACTTTGACGCGGAAAAGGGCGACGGCTCAACCAACACTCTTTGTGAAATAGAGTTACGCAATGTGCCGTTCGCCCAGCAGTGGCAGTTCATAAAGCTTTGCTGTGAGTCGCTAAAAAACTTTGATGGTGCGGCATTCGATTCCCGTGGAAACGGTCAGATGATAGCGGAACTGGCAGCACAGGAATATCCGGGATGTATATTCCAAGTAATGCTTTCTCGAAAATGGTATGCTGAAAACTTCCCAAAATTAAAAAGTGCGTTTGAAGACGGTACGACAAACATTCCAGACGACCCATTTATAAAAGACGATTACAAGGTTGTGTCTGTCGTGCAGGGAGTTCCGCTTATAACAGAAAGAACCGGAAGCAGAGTGAATAAAAGGCACGGAGATTCCTGCATCGCAAAGGTCATGGCTCTTTATGCTCTCAACGAACTTGAAGGCGTTGGCTATCAACAGATGACATACGAAGCAGTAGAAACACCAAACAGATTCAGATTTTCAAAAGAGGATGAGGAATGGTAGACGAAAAAGACAGCAAGAAAGAAAAGAAAACTGATAAGAAAAATCTCGGCATTGAACAGGCGTTCGCAGTCACCTACACAAATCGAACGCCATGGTCTGACTTCTCTGTACTCAACCGTTTGTCCCCCGAGCGACTTGCGGCAATCCTGCGCGACGTGCGATCAGGAGAATGTCCTGCAGAATACTTGGAACTTGCACAAGATATGGAAATGAGAGACCTCCACTATCGCTCCGTTCTTTCCACAAGAAAAGACGCTGTGTGCGGTCTTGAAATCCGTGTCGAACCTGCAAGCGACGATAGAAAGGATATTGAAATTGCACAGGCAGTCGAAAACGACATAATCAAAAACCGTGCCGCAAGGTTTGTACCGCTCCTCCGAGACATGCTCGACGCTATTGCAAAAGGCTTTTCCGTGAACGAAATAACTTGGGACACTTCGGGAAAGACATGGAAGCCAAAAAAATATGTCTGGAAAGATCCCCGCTGGTTTCAGTACGACAAAGAAACCGGTCAGACTTTAATGCTCCGCGACGAGCTGACGACGGAACTACATCCTCTTATTCAAAACAAGTTCGTCATCCATGAACCGCATTTAATCAGCGGAACACAGATTGCAGGCGGCTTGGCTCTTCCGGCACTCTTTTACTTTATGCTCAAAAGTTACGATGTTACAAGCTGGGCTGCATTCATTGACAGATACGGATTTCCGATTCGTTTGGGAAAATACAGCCGTAAAGCAAGTTCTGACGACATTAAGACCTTGCGCAGAGCCATAGCCTCTATCGGCGCGGATTTCGGAGCGGTTATTCCTGAAGGGGCGACAATCGAGATAATAGAGTCCAAGACATCTTCCGAAAACACAGACGCATATCAAAAGATGGCGACTTGGATTGACAAGCAGATTTCAAAACTCGTTCTCGGTCAGACGATGACGACTGATGACGGCTCAAGCCGCGCTCAGGGAGAAATCCACGAGGAAGTACGGCAGGACATCGCGGCGGCGGACGCGCTTTCTATTGCGGACACTTTAAACTCTTCTCTTGTCGTGCCGTACATCAATTTCAATTTTGGGGAGCAGGAACGCTACCCCGAAATCGTGCTTTACAAACCTGACGAAAAGAATATCGAGCAGATTGTCGGTGCGATAGAGAAGCTCGCACCTCATGGACTTACAGTCAAAGCCGACGAAATACGTTCCATGCTTGGACTTTCAAAACCCGAAGATGAAGATGAAATAATTGGCGGAAGGCTTCCGGTATCAACTTTTGACGAAGACGGAGAGTCGCTCAACTCGGTTACGACCGAATTGAATGCACATTCAAAAGAGTATGTTGAAAAAACAAATGCCGACAAAGTGGAGGAAGATTTTTCAGGCGATTACATTCCGATAAGCGACGAGATTGCTGAAATCCTCGAAAAAGCGGCGGACAAGGCGACCGACTTCGGCAGTTTCAAAACTGAACTTTTGCGTCTTTCGTCTGAATGGAGCGCGGACGAAATCGCAGAGATTATGGCGATAGCGTTCTTTTCCGCGAGGGCAAGCGGCGACAGTAAGTTTGCAGGATAAAAAATGCCGGATAAACTCATTCCCAAACAGGCACTTGACTATCTCAAAAACAAGAAACTTCATCCTGCGTTCAGTTACAAGGACGTTTGGAACGAGGAACACGCGACCGCGTTCACAGTTGCAAAAGCCATGCAGCTTGATGTCCTTTCCGACATAAAAACAGCCGTTGAAAAAGCGATAGAAAACGGCACGACTTTCGAGCAGTTCAAGAAGGAGATTAAGCCCACTCTTATGAAAAAAGGCTGGTGGGGAAGAAAAGAGATGACCGACCCGCTCACAGGAAAAACTGTTGATGTGCAACTCGGAAGCGACCGAAGACTTAAAACTATCTACAGCACAAACCTTAGAAGTGCGTATCAAAAGGGACAGTATGACAGAACGATGGAAAGCGACCTTCACCCATATTTGATGTACAAGCTGGGTGCAAGTGTCCACCACAGAGAGGAGCATTTGCGGTGGAGCAATCTAATTCTCCCTAAAGACGACCCGCTTTGGAACAGCATCATGCCGCCGAATGGTTACGGCTGTAAGTGCTACACGGTTGCCGTAACTCAGGCACGAAAAGAAAAATACGAGCAGAACGGAGTGTCGGTCTATAATCCCGACACGCAGAAAACAGTCCGAGTTCCTGTTCAGACAACTGCTCCAAAACCTGAATACCGCAATTTTTTCAACGAACGAAAAGGAACTCTTGAACGCCTCCCTAAAGGAATCACGCCCGGTTTTAATTGGAATCAGGGCTTGCCTCGCGACAAGCAGATGGCACACGCCCTCAAGATGAAGATGGAAGCTCAGATTGAAAACCTTGCAAGCGGAGTTACTGAGCCGACAAAGGACGAAATGCTTCGGAAGGCGTTGGAGCTGATAGAACAAAAACAGAAAGAAACTGTTCCTGAGCGTATTTACGGATATTCAAAAATGAAGCCAAAAGAAAAACGCGAAGCCGTATGCAAGTGGCTTATAAGAAAAGGAATGACAAGCGGAAAAGAACGATTCTTAATCACGAACACAGATGGCAGTGTGTTTGCAATACGCAAGGGCGACAAAAGAAGTGTTCCGTTGAATTCCGTAAAAGAAAAACTGCTTTCCGCAAAAAAGAATTCATTTATTTTTTATCATAACCATCCTCTTAGTGGGAGTTTTAGCTTTGCAGACATGAGAACGCTGAATGCGTATGAATCATTAAAAGAAATGATAGCAGTCGGACATGATGGCACAAAATATTTTCTACAAGTTGGAAAGAGACTTCCCGATAAAGAACTTGTGGAACTTCTTAGTGATTTCCCTCAGGATATGGAAAAATTAAATTTCCTTGTAAAAAATTGCAAATGGAAATATACTCTTTTTAGGAAGGTGTGATTATGTCTGATTTTTTTGAAGGATGGTATGATGAAACTCCTCTCCAAAATCAAAAATTACAAGAAAAATACAATCTCCATAAAGAGTATATACACCTTCTCATAACTGAAAAACTCACTTCAGAACAACGGCATCGCCTTGATATTCTCCATCATGGAACGGAAGAACAGATAAAACAACTTGCCAAAATCGACTGAAAATTGAGACGCTGTCGACTTTTTACAGCGATTTTTCTTTGTAAAAATACTTGAAAATTCACTCACAAAGGTGAATTTTAGCGATAAAAACTCTAAGATTTATCACTCATTGTGCAAGCCTTTTGCATAATATTCCCGATAAATCCCGCTTTTTCCCTAAAAATCCCGGCTTTTCGCTTCCAATACTCTATATTATCTTTGCTTTATACAACATACTCTTCGATATCTGCCTTTAATGTTGGCTGATTGCTCTTTGCACATAAAAGATAGTCGGCGTTTGCCTCAAGAATCGACTTTGCGGTTTCAATCTGACAGTTCATGGCATCGGCAACAACGATGCAGCCGCTTATTTCAAGAGTTTTTATCAGCTCTTGGACTGCAGGGATTTCGTTTGACTTGCCTTCGACACTTTTTTGCGCAAGAGTAACGCCAAGTTCGCTCGCGTATGCACTGACAATGTGCAGGGGACTGTCATACTTTGACATTTTTGCGGTGGAGCGGATTGTTTTTCCGTCCAACGACACCGTAACAGGGCGTTTTTTCTTTTTGGCTTGCTTTTCCTGCTCTTTTTCAAGCTCGGCAATCAGTTCCGGACAAAGGGAGGAAACGAATTTCATCATGCAGCAGTTCAGTGAATCCGGCTTTATTAAGGTTAGAAGCTCCAGCAGCCGGCCGTAACACGGGATTCGCTTTATTCCAAATGATTCCGCAAGAAATTTGGATACCGCTTTTGTCGTCGCCCATGAATGTATCCGCATCACGCTCTTTAATTCGCACATGCTGCCGAGCGTTACGATTATAACCGCGTCTTTTATGCTGCAA